AAAAGCTTTAGCACGATCTATGTCGGCTGCTAAACAAACTAAAGGTGCAACAATCTACAACGATGCATTCACTGTTTCTAACGGTGGAGATGGACAACCATTGGTATCCAATTCTCACCCGCTACAAAACGGCGGCACTGCATCTAACAGACCAACTGCATACAGTGACCTTTCTGAAACATCTTTAGAAAGTGCACTTATCGATATCGCTGGATTTACAGATGATAGAGGTCTACCAATTGCACTACAAGCAAAAACCTTACACATACCAAGACAATTGGTATTTGTAGCAGAGCGTCTGATGGCATCTCCATACAGACCTGGCACTGCAGATAATGACGTTAATGCCATTAAATCTACTGGAATGATTCCAGGTGGTTACTTTGTTAACCATAGATTTAATGACCCTGACGCATTCTTCTTGAGAACTGACTGCCCTAACGGCATGAAAATGTTCCAAAGAACTCCAGTGGCTACAAGCATGGAAGGTGACTTTGAAACTGGTAATGTAAGATACAAAGCTAGAGAAAGATACGTTTACGGTTTTTCTGACTGGCGTGGTGTCTACGGTAACAAAGGAGCTTAATAAGCTTATACAAGGGGGGCTTTCGAGTCCCCTTTGTTCTTGGATTTAACAAATTCTACTGACTGACCAAGCAGACGATATAGAGACAGTAGAAAAATAACTTGGGACTATAGATTCCCAGAAGGATTAAACATGGCAACAACAACTTTTTCAGGCCCGATTAAATCAGGCACAGTAAAAGCTACAACTGGAACAGCAGTTGGAGAAAAGAAAAACACAGGCACTGTAGCTTGTCAACAAGTTTCAGTAAAAATAAATCATGACGATAATGCAAGTGGTTCAACAGGTATAGTTGTACCTGCAAACTCTATGATATTTGCAATTGAGTTTTTCACACAAGAATTATTTACAGGCTCAAACACAACAGAATTAGATGTCGGAACTTCATCTGACCCTGATTTCTTTGTCGATGGTGCAGCAGTATCTGCTACAGCAACAGGAGGTATCACATCTCCAGCTGCTCATGCTAGATGGATTAATGTTGGAACAGAAGACGTAGAAATATTTGCATCTATGGTAGCAAACTCAGCTAGTGCAGGTGAATTATTTGTTGTAGTGACTTATATACAAGACGCTAACGTATCGTAATAAAATAATTTGAGGAGGCTTCGGCCTCCTCTTCCTAGGAGGATAATATATGGGAATTTCATTCCAAGGTGATGCTAATTCGACTAACATAGCAACAGGTGCAACAGGCACTAGTGCTACTAGTGATGGTCAAAATACAGCAGCACACAGACAAAGACTTTTAGCTCTTTTATTAACAGCAGGAAGTAATACAGCTACGGCAACTATATATGATGGACAGTCTAATGGCGGAACTAAAATATTAAAAATATCTGCAGTTGCAAACACTAGCACACATATCAATATCCCTGATCAAGGTAAAGTTATTGATACAAATATTTTTGTAGAAGTTACAGGCACGTCTTCAGAAGCTACAGTATTCTGGAATTAATATGGCTACTTCACAATCTAATAAAGAAGCCATAATAGAAATAAAAGGCGAACTAAAATTATTGCATCAAAAAATAGATCTTATGAAAGATAATCATCTTGATCATATGGCTAAAGATATTGACAGATTAACTAAATTTGTTTGGGTAGTTGGTGGTACAGTATTTGCACAAATGTGTTATTTAATAGTTCGCTCTTTAATATAAGGAGGACATATGGCTACTTCAGGTACCCATAATTTTAATTTAACACTTGATTCCATCATACAAGAAGCGTATGAAAGATTAGGTGATAGTGCAAAAGGTGGATACGATCTTGTAACCGCTAGACGTTCATTAAATTTATTAATGATTAAATGGATGAACGAAGGAGTAAATCTATTTACTTTAGATCTAGAAGATACAAGAATGACTAATGACCAAGATCATATTACGTTTTCATCAAGCAAATACTCTGATGTTCTGGATGCTTCTATAAGTGATACTAGCGATTCAACAAATGTTAATGATATACCTTTAGAAAGAATTAGTTATTCAGAATATTTATCTATTCCTAATAAAGCTACTAAAGGAAAACCAATTCAATATACAGTTGAAAGAAACGCACAATACAATTCATCAGGAACTGCAAGTCACAAAGTTTTTTTATGGCCTGTGCCAGATAAAACTTATGTAAGTGGTGGACAAACTATAAGTGCTTACACATTTAAAGCATGGATGATAAAATATCCTGATGATGTAGGATGGACTAATACAGCTAGTGGACAAGCAACAGTAGGCGGTCCATACATAGACTATACACAAAACGCACAAATACCAAAAAGATTATTACCAGCATTAATTAGTGGCCTTACCGTAGAGCTAGCTAACAAGCTTCCTGGTTCTGTTGATATTCAAAGACGACAAGAACTAACAGCGATTTACAACGAAGAATGGCAGAAGGCACAAGAAGAGGATAGAGAAAGAGCAGCATTTGTTGTTACCCCATCAGTGCCTTATATTTAAATTATGGCAAGATATTCACGAGGAAAACGAGCAGTATTAATGGATGATATATTTGGTCGTAAGATCAAATATAAAGACGCTAGAACTCAATGGGATGGTAAACGAGTATATAAAGGTGACTTTACTCCTAAACATCCTCAACTAGAGCCTCAAAAATACATGAAGTTAGATGGCACGGATGCTCTAAAAGATCCACGTCCTGATAATGATGGAGCTAATCAAACTGTCACTATTGAATTAGGATCTTTACATGGTAAGTTTTCTGGCCAAATGGCAATACAACCACCGCCTCGTCCACCACGATTAGGTTTAAGTTTACTTGATACTCCTGTCACAGGATTTGAAGCTACTGCAGAATTTACATTAACTTCTAACCAATTAAACTTTATTGAGGATGCTCCAGGTTTTGGAATGACATCTGGCCATGGGGTTACAGGATTATTCTTTAATTTTACAGAAGTGCCACCATCTCAACATGCAACAACTTCACAAGGAACTGTTTCATTTAATTTAGCTGAAACTCCAGATGGATTATCTGCTACTGCATCAGTAGGTACGTTACAATTTAGTGCACAAGAAGACGCTGTAGGCGGATCTGCTACAGCTCAACAAGGAACTTTAGAATTTAATGCAGTTGAAAATGTAATAGGATCACAAGCAAATACATCTCAAGGAACAATAACACCTGCGCAAATAGAAGAAGCTGAAGGACAACAAGCATCATCAGGTCAAGGATCTATAGTATTTAATTTCGCAGATCAACCAGATGGTATAGCTGCAAACTCTGCACAAGGTACTGTTGGATTCTTAATCGGAAATACTATCACACCTGATGATCAAGAAGCTACAGCTCAGCAAGGTACTCCTGGATTCTTACAAGCTGAAGAAGTTTCAGGTATTGCAGCAACAGCATCTGAAGGAACTGCAAGTGTAATTCTAAACTTTACAGAAAATGTACCAGGTTTAGGTATGACCTCTGCTCATGGTGGTTTAGGATTTAAGTTTAATTTTGTAGAGGTACCTCCTGGAATACAGGCTGCTTCGCAACAAGGAACAATAGCTATTAATACGGCACATCCTGTATCAGGGTTGTCTTCTACTGCTGAACGTGGTACAATAGCTGTAGCATTCCCAGGGTATGGTTTAAATCCTTGGGGTCATGGAAAATGGGGTCAATAAATGAAGTTTACGTACGTAGAATTAAAACAAGCAATACAAGATTTTACAGAAAATGATGCAACGGAATTAACTACAGCAACAGGATCAGGTATAGCTCCTATTGATGTTATTATCGGATTAGCTGAAGAAAGACTATACAGAGAAATAGATTTTACTAATGCTCAATTTACAACTACTTTGACAATATCAGCTAATTCAAGCACCGTTGCTGTACCTCAAGATTTGATATTTGTACGATGGATTAGAACTCAGAATGGTGACTGGGTATACGAAAAGGATGAATCCTTTATACGAGAGTATTGGCGTGCCCCCGCTACCACATCAGGTGATGACCCATCATACTGGGCTTTTAGCAAGACTAATAAGAATTATACGTCTTCTAATAGACACATGAATTTTTTATTTGCTCCAACCCCTTCGGTTGACAAAACCGTTGAGATCAGTTATAATATACAACCAACAGGTTTATCGTCTACGCAGTCGAATACTTACTTAGGAGACTATTGTGGAGATGCTTTACTATATGCTTGCTTGCTAGAATCAGGTAATTTTATGAAGGTTGATCAAATGCAAATGCAAAGGTGGCAACAACTATATGAAAGAGCTGCCCAAACATTAGCTACTGAAGAGCAAGTAAGAATGCGAAATTCTACTCTAATGCAGGGAGAATTAAACGAAATGCAAAGAACAACAAAAAATAGATACTAATTAAAGGAGAATCTAAATGGCAATTACATCAGCAATAGCAACTAGTTTTAAAGTTGAGGTTTTAAAAGCTGTCCATAACTTTACAAACAGTTCTGGAAATACTTTTAAAGTAGCTCTTATTAAAGCAAACGCTTCGCAATCAGGTACTTATGGTGCTGCCACAACTTCTTATACAACTGTAACTGGTAACTCAGATGAGCTTGCTAATGGTAACGGATACACAACAGGTGGTTATGCTTTAACTAATACTACACCTTCGTCTTCTGGTACTACAGCTCACTTAACATTTTCTGCTAACGCACAATGGACATCAGCTACATTTACAACAAGAGGATGTATAATTTATAACGACTCAGCTACTGGTGATCCAGCAGTTATGGTTATTGATTTTGG